CGATTGAGCTTGGCGCAGCTTCCGATACTACCTTGGCCCGCAGCAGTGCAGGCAATGTCACCATCGAGGGCAACTTGATTTACCGTGCAGGTGGTAGCTTCGTTGGAATGCCTGTTGAGCTTGCTTATGCTTGCTCAGACGAAGGCACTGCTCTGACTACAGGGACTGCCAAAGTGACGTTCCGAATGCCATTTGCTATGACACTGACGGGAATCCGTTCCAGCGTTACGACTGCTCCAACTGGCAGCACTCTTGTTGTTGACCTCAACGAAGGTGGAACATCTGTCTTGAGCACTAAGTTGAGCATTGATGCTACCGAGAAAACCAGTGTCACTGCTGCAACTGCTGCTGTTATCTCAGACAGTGCTTTGGCAGACGATTCTGAAATGACTATTGATGTGGATCAAATCGGCTCAACAATTGCAGGAGCAGGTCTGAAAGTGACCCTAATTGGAACTCGCGCATGAACCTTGTGAATCCATATCGGTTTGCTGCTGCTGGAAATACTGACCCGTATTTCTCAAGCGTTGTGCTGCTTCTGCATTGTGATGGGACAAATGGAGCAACAAGCGCAACCGACTACAGCAATTCGGCGCACTCTATTACTTTCTATGGCAATGCTCAGTTGAGCGACACATCACCTAAATTTGGGACAGCAGCAGTATTATTTGACGGAAGCGGTGACTACATCCAGGCACCAGATTCCGCCGATTGGGATTTCGGGACAGGAGATTTCACCATCGAGTTTTGGTATAAATCGACCACAAACACATCTGATCCAGGCACCTTTGTCAGCCAATACAACGGCAATGGGTTCACTTTCCGGTGGTATCTCGGTGCATTGTATATGCTCAATGGTGCCACCACGATTGCGACTGGCGGATCATGGACACCCACCACCGGCGTATGGTATCACATTGCTGCCTGTCGCAGCGGCACTAGCCTCCGTCTATTTGTGGACGGCACCCAATCTGGTTCTACAGCAACAAGCAGTGATAATATCACCGGATCAAACCTGCCACTCGAACTTGGCTGTATGCCATATTCAGGTGGACACATCTTCCCCCTTAACGGCAGGCTTGATGATGTTCGCATAACAAAAGGAGTGGCGCGATACACCGCCAATTTCACCGCACCAACTGAGGCATTCCCTAACTCATAATGAAACTGCTCTACAACACACTCACCGAACGACTGCAACCTTATCCCCGCGACGATGACGAGGATGTAGTTGGACTGTCACCTGAATACCTCATCATGCAGGTAGTCAATGCCGCCAAACCAGTCTTCGACGAAGCAACAGAGATTCTTGTGCCTGCACAGACGGTCAACACCACCACGAAGACCGTGACTAACGGCTGGACGATTGCACCAAAGCCTGAGCCAGTCTCCTTTCCAGTCGCAGTCTCCATGCGCTCACTCCGACTCGCTTTAATCGACGCTGGACTCTATCAGTCTGTCGTTGCTGCGATCAACGGCATACCTGATGCTACAGAAAGGCTCAAAGCTCAAATCTGGTGGACAACATCAATGACTGTTTATCGCAATAATCCTTATGTTGCCGCAATCGGATCTGCTGTTGGAAAAACCACAGACGAAATCGATCAACTTTTCTTGTCAGCTCAAACCTTGGATTTATCATAACCCATGAACCCCGTGGAACTGCTCGATCATTGTAACTTAATATTAGGTAGAGTCGAAAAACTCTGGAAGATTGCTCTATCGATCATGATTGCTGCTGGTGGCGGTGTGCTATGGGGTGCAAGATTGGAGTGGCGAGTTACTGAAGCCGCTGCAAGTTTAGTCGAAGTTAAAACTAAGGCAGACAGCACTGCTCTTGATGTTTCCCGCATCAAGGGACACATGAATATCAGCAAGACCCCACCTCCTGCCAGCACACTGCAAACTGCATCCATTCCGCCCTGCACTGACCCTAACCCCGAACAACAAACCCACTGACCCATGAAAAAGAAACTCCTCCTCTGGCTATCCCTCATCACCAAAGCCGCATCAATCGGCACTGGTGTAGCATCCCTACCAATCGTCGCAATGCTGCCCGCTCAATATGCTGGCTATGCCGCAATCGCATTTGCCGGCGCATCGCTGATCAAAGACACGACCAACCGCATCGCTGATCTCGCTGATGATGGTGTGATCAACAATAGCTATCACGGCTAACAACGCATGATCACGACTCTGGCAGATGCTGCCGGCATCATCGTCGCGATTGTTTCCCTGACTATTTTTAGCATGATGGCAATGTATAAACTATGAACACAACTGACTTCGCTAAACTTGTGCAGACCCGTCTCGGCGTGTTTGCTGATGGTAACCCAGGCAGCATCACTCTCGCTGCATTGGATAAGGTTTTGCCGCCAAAGGAGCAGGCAAAGCCAGACCCTGTGCCAGTAGTTACTTTTACCGGTGATAAAGTCGATGAGCGCAGCGAACGTGTGATCTCGACTCTCCACCCACGGTTGCACGACAAAGCCCGTCAGCTTGTGCAACGTGCAGCATCAGCAGGAATCAAAATCAAAATCATCAGCGGACTGCGAACATACGACGAACAGAATGCGCTCTATGCTCAAGGCCGAACGTCATCTGGCAAGATCGTCACCAATGCTCGCGGCGGATATTCCAACCACAACTTCGGAGTCGCTTTCGATGTCGGTGTTTTTTCGGCGGATGGCAGCAAATACATCGACGAATCGCCCAGCTATAAGATCGTCGGTCAACTCGGCAAATCACTCGGTTTTGAATGGGGCGGCGATTGGTCATTGATTCAAGATCAACCGCACTTCCAGCTTCGTCCAGCATGGGCTAATGGCATGAATGAAAGTGTCATGCTCGCTGAGATGCGTGCGCGTAAGGCATCGAATCAGGACGTGTTCTGATTAAGTGCATGTTTATCATCGAGGGGAAAGAATGCGGCGTGTGGGAAACCATAGACGAAGCCGAATGCATGGAAGATGCCATTATGCTTGCGTCATGTCATTGCGCCAATCTGCCTGAAGATCGGATCAGGATTTCAACACCTGACAATTCAATATTATGACTTCAGAATTTGAGCGCATCGCTGCACACTTTTGCAGCACCGCTAAATGCAAAAAGAGGAAGGTCGCAACCTTGCAGGTGCATCACGAGCCTGGCGTGACGTGGGTATGTTGTGAACACGAGAAATGCGCCTGCGTCCTGAACGATGGCGACTCATCCAGCCTGTCAGAGACACTCGCAAAATGGGTGCGTCGGCACGGGTAGTTTAACTTTTTTGACAAAATAAAACAAATTTGTTGACGGGTATAGGTGGACTGTGCTTTGATTGCGTTGTTAGGAAACAACAACACAACAATGACAACCTTACTTCCATTCCTATGCGGTTCATTAGCCGCAACCATGTTATTCACCTGCTTCATCTGGAGGCAGGGACGTCTCGACGAGCGTTTGATTCGTCACATTCGCCGCAACAGCTACAACAAGGGTTGGAATGATTGCCAAGATAAAAAGTTTCAGGCAGAATAATTCAACACACACAACATGAAAATCAACGGAACCAATATCAGCACTATCCCAGAGCAATTGTCTCTGATCACCAAGGCAATTGCCAGCCTGCTGGAACTGACAGACATTTGCGCGACAACGCCTGAGATCCGCTACGGAAGTGACCTGACCGAAATGGTCGGAGTTCCAGGCGTGTTCTTCGCTCACCAGAAAGGCAACATCGAAGGCATCTTCGCAGGAGGCACCGACATCAGCGAGATCGTTTCGCAGTCCACATGGAACGCTTGCGAAGAGCAGGCCGAACAACTTTACGTCAGCGAAACCGCTGAACGCAGAACAGCGTCCGCGCAAAATAGCGCAGACATCAAGGCAGGGAAATGAACCAACGAAACACAACGACAATGAGCACACAAATCACCACCACGGAAATCACAGACGTTCAAATTCAGCGGGAGTCAGCAGCATTCGACATGCTGCAACGTCAGGCCAAAATGTTCGCATCCAGCTCGCTTGTCCCAAAGGAATTTCAAGGCAACATTGCCAATTGCGCGATCGGCATTGGCATCGCAAAGCGGTTGGGCGCAGACCCATTCATGGTGCTTCAGAACGTGGACATCATCCACGGTCGCCCCAGTTTCAGAGCCACCTTCTTGATCGCAATGGTCAATAGCTCAGGTCGCTTTGAGCCGTTACAATTTAAGATGGATGGCACCGAAGGCACCGGTGACCGCTCTTGCATTGCATGGGCAAAGTCGAAAGATGACGGCACCGTGCTGGAAGGGCCAAAGATCACCCTCGCTATGGCTAAGGCCGAGGGCTGGAGCACTAAGGCAGGGTCGAAATGGCTTACCATGCCTGAGCTGATGCTGCGCTACCGCGCCGCCGCATTCTTTGCCCGTCTCTACGCGCCAGACATCACCCTGGGAATGCTTACCGCAGAGGAAGCGCAAGATGCTGCTGTGCGCGATGTCACACCGGTCGCAGCAAAGGCCGGCAAACTGTTCATCGAAAAGCCAAAAAAGGAGGAACCGAAAGACGTTCCAGATGTTCCCGTCTACAAGGCTGAGATCGCGAAGCTGGAGGCTGAAGAGGAAAACAAGGCGCAACCGGTTAAGTCCCTGACCGATCGCATCATTGATCGTCTTGATGCCGCCGGCATCCATTGGTCAACTATGCTGGAGACTTTGCAGGCAAACGGCGAAGGTGGCGAGAATTACTACCCGATCAATGAGGCAGGATCCGAGTTGCTCAAATTCCTCGACGACAATTTCGTCCAACTCGCTGAACTTGCGAAGAAAGGAGGTAAGTAATATGATCACCGATCCACGTCACGGCTTGCCCAGCGCAAGCGCATTTGAGAGGCTTTCAGCATGCCCTCCATCGCACCAAATGTCTTTGGGCATGGAGGACACCGAAAGCGCAGCGGCAGCGTCAGGAACACGCATCCATGCGGTGCTTGCTGGCGAGGCTGAGATGAGCACTCTGTCGAGCGACGAGGAGCAGACGCACGATATGTGCAAAGCCCATGCGGATGACTTGATCGCTCAATATATCAGCAATCCAGAGGTGCTGACGCTGAAAGAAGTCCGCCTTGGTCTGACGCAGTTTGGCAGGGTGGTCGTCGTCAAAGACGGTGCTCGCATTGCTCTACGCTTCACCGGTCAGGCTGATTTGATCATCATTGATGGCACATTTGCTCTGATCCTCGACTACAAAACCGGTCGCGGCACAACTGCTGATGCTGGTGACAACTACCAACTGATGGCACTGGCAGCACTCGTGTCCATGTATCGGCCGATTGAGACAGCAGCAGTTGCAATCATCCAGCCTTGGGCTGGCAAGCCAACGGTGGCGCATTACGACACTGAGGCATTGATGCTAGCTCAAAACACGATGATCAGCACACTGAGCAAAGCGGAGATATCGACATCCGCAGACGCAGTCGCCGGCGATCACTGCAAGTGGTGTAAGGCGAAGATGCATTGCCCAGCGTTTCAGTCCGCTGCGTTATCAGTTACCGACGCGATCAATGCGGAGTCAATCTCTGGCACTGACGAGCAGGTCAAGGCTCAGATTTTCTCTCGCATGGGTGATCACTCATCCATGAGCAACGAGATGATGATCCGCATCCAGGAAGGCGGTCGCAAATTCATGGAGTGGTTCCTCGTCGCTCATGACCTTGAGCTTCGCAAGCGCATCGCCGCCGGCGAGATCGATGGTTACTCTCTGCGCGAAAAGAAAGGTCGTCGCAGCGTGTCAGATGTCACCACTGTCTTTAGTCGTCTCTCAGCGCATGGAGTTACCGGTGACGCATTTGCTGCGGAATGCTCCATCCCAATCGGCAGCGTGAAGACTCTGATCAAGCAAGGCACCGGAGCAAAAGGCAAGGCACTCGATAACCTGGTCGATGAGGTCTTGCACGATGCCACAGAGACGAGCAAAGGCAGCATGGAGATCGTCAAAGGCATCGCACTGGAGGGCGCATCATGAGTCACCGAGACGATCCACCTGACTACCCTGAAGTGCCAGAGTGCTGCGATGAGATGATGGACGTGATGGAAGACGGTTCCTGCGTTTGCACGCTATGTGGCAAAACTATTGACCCTGATTTCGATCAATATCCCGAGTCCATATTTGAGCAATACGAGCCTGAGCATTACACGCTAGATTGTTGCAAGCATGGTAACGAATGGGGAGACTGTGATAAATGTGATCACGAGTCAGATCAGGCATACGATGCAGAAAGGGAACGCAGATGGAACAAATAACAATAGTGCTCGACCTGCCTCCTCGCATGCTATCGCCAAACGCTCGGTGCCACTGGGCTGTGAAAGCGAAGCATGTGAAGAAATATCGAATGCACGCCTGGGCGGCATCGCTCTGTGCTCTCAAAAATGAACAGCAACCAAAATGGAAAAAAGCAAAGCTCAACGCCAAAGCATTTTTCAAGACAAAAGCATTCCCTGATCCATCGAATTTCATGGCATCACTGAAAGCTGCTGAAGATGGGATTGCTGATGCCGGCATTATCGTCAACGACAGAGCACTCTGGCCTGAGCGTCCGGTCTTCGCAAAAGACTCAATCAATCCACGCATCGAAATTACGATCACAAAAGAAAATGAATAGTATCCAGCCCATGAGAAAAGCACTCGCTCAATCACGAGTTATTGCGTCTCAGCAAACAATCAAAGCAGACAATTTGTCTCGTGATCTTTCCAAACTAATTAGATCAGAGATGATCCGCAATGCGGTCACTCTCAAACGACTTTCGGAGAAATCTAAAATCCCAATGGCGCGAATCGTCAACTGGCTGTGTGGTAGCTCAACGCATTGCATTCCGCCAGATGTCGTCACTAAATTGTGGAACGCAGCATCAACGTCAGAGTCAACCAACCCTAAAAAGAAATAACCAAATGAACGCACAACAATTTATCGTCCGCCTAACTCGTGATCCTGACATCCGTTACACTCCTGATGGGTCAGCAGTTGCTCAATTCAGCGGAGCACTCGACATTGGATTCGGTGACAAAAAGAAAACCGTGTTTCTGGATTTCAAAATCTGGAAAAAGCCGGCTGAGACTTTTGCTAACTTTGTGAAGAAAGGTCACGTCATTGCTCTCGAAACCAGGCTTGATGAGGACAAGTGGAACGATAAGACAACCGGTGAGGAAAAGCGCAAACTCATCTTCGTTGTCACCCAGTTCACCTTGCTGCCAAATGACAAAGCAAGATCCGCTCAACCAGCAATGCCAGAGCGATCAGATCAATTGCCGTCACGCAAGATCGTTTATCAAAAGCCTGAAATTGAGACTGAAATTGATTCGACAGACGACATGCCCTTCTGATATTATCCTTGAAATAAAAACAATGAACACAACAGAACGAACCGAAGCAGGTCGAAGGAAGTATGCTCTGCATGCTGCACTAACAAACGATGACAAACTGCGAATCTTGAAGCGTGCAAACGCAATCTTGCTGGCAGGATATCCAGGATCAAAAGCAGAACGTCGAGTTGGATACAATATCGACGACATGCGTAAATGGGCGATTGATCTCGGATATCCACTGAAGGTCACTAAACTCTCAAAATATAAGGCACCTACACAATGACACGCACACTTAAAGAACTGGCAGACATTGGGGCAGTCGCAGCATTTGCTAGTGACACAAAGCACAAATACCTGAGCGTATCAAAACAAGCACAATCATGGGTTGCCGACGAACCCGCCCGCCAAGCATTCGCGCAAGCCGTGCGTGATGCGGTTGAAAAACCACTGCGCGAGGAAATCATAGTTATGGGCGCGAAGATTGAGGAATTGGAGAAAAACGTGAAGCTGACATCGCACTCATGGTTTCCACATCCGCCACCAACACCACGAACAGATGCAAACGAAAGCATCACCTGTAAAGAAGGTGATCCTTGCATCGCTCCAGACTTCGCCCGCCAACTTGAACGCGAGCTTAATGCCGCGAAGGCAAAGAGTGAGGTATGCCAGTGTCCCTTGGCGATTCGACTCGTCGGAGACGGATGCGAGAGATGCAACCCTGAAAAGGCACAGGAGATCAAAGAGCAGAATTATGAGGACAGGATCAGTGATCTTGAGCGCGAGAATGCCGAGCTTCTAGAGGCATTGGAGCTTCTTCCCACTCACGATCTTGTTGAGGGTTGTGTGACACACCACTTTGCCTGCGACTGTCGCGAGGCACTGATGGCGGAAGCTATGCAGACGCAACGCCGCGTGATCGACTGGCGGGATCAGAGCGATGAGGGGTTGAGGCTCCGTTGCGGAGAACTGACCTCGCAGGAAATCCGCACCATCAGGGCTGTGCTGACCGCAATTCTTCCGCCGAACGTAAAGGCTGACTCGGACTTTTGCCGCAAGTTGGAAATCCGACTAAATGTGCAAAGGGAGGCCCTTGAAGCCGCTGACGAATGTCTTGCATTGATCGAGGATGTTGGTCACGGCGCGATGATGGACAACGTGACAGTTGCTCGCGGCATAGTGCTCGCTGCGCTTTCACAGAACGCGGAGCGCAGCCAAAAACAGGGCGCGCTGGACTCCGCTACACCCCCGACCTCAACGCGATGCACGAGGCTGAGAAGGCGCTGACGACTGAGCAATGGTTAAGCTATTGGAGCTTTCTTTCGGAAGTATTAAAAGATACATCAATACTGCACGCAACCGCAGCCCAACGTGCCGAAGCCTTCGGCCTAACCCTCAATCTTTGGAAATAACTTATGACCACATGCCCACAATCAGACGCCGCTGCAAACGGCCCGAACGCGAAGGAAGAACTCTACAAACTGGCCGCAAAACTCGAACGGGAGAACTGCAAACTAAAGGAAGAACTTGAGATCAACACGCAGGAAATCGACTCGTATGGAGTAGAGGGAAGCAACTTCCGAATCTGCTCATACTGCCAATCTGAGTCTGGCGCAGGGATGCTCGACAATGGCATACCGCACGACGCGGCCTGTATTCTGGCTAACGTCAAGGTATCAGACCGCCCATCATGAAAACTACACCACCACAACAGACGCCTTCGGGCGGTTCTGATCACCGCCTTGTTCGGCAATTCCGAAGGCTAGAGATGGGCGAAATCGTTTTCGCCACGGACGAAATCTACGATGACCACAAACGGGAATGGGTAGAGCCAGAATGGAGTGTGGGGAAACCCGCGCCTGATCCGGCCTACACCTCCCATCGGCAATTCCGCCGTGCGATCAATTCTCTGCCGAACAAATAGCTCACCAACGCTCAGCGTTCGGTGCAGCGCACGTTCAAAAATAACACAACACAACATGAACTACTACAATGAACACGACACAAAAGCCGCAGCCTGGTTGCGCGAACTCATCAACGCCGGACTTATTCCAAATGGAGATGTGGACGAGCGATCAATTACCGAAGTGCAACCCAACGAGTTGCGCCAATATACCCAGTGTCACTTCTTTGCAGGCATCGGTGGATGGAGTCTTGCTCTCCAACTCGCAGGATGGCCCGCAGATCGACCAGTCTGGACAGGTTCTTGTCCATGCCAGCCATTCAGCGCAGCAGGAAAAGGACTCGCTCAAGCAGACGAACGACATCTCTGGCCCGTGTTCTTCAATCTCATCCGTCAGTGCCGCCCTGAGCATGTCTTTGGCGAGCAGGTTGCAAGCGCAATTGGGAAAGGTTGGCTCGATGGAATATCGTCAGACCTGGAGTCGGAAGGTTACGCCTGCGGGGCGACAGTATTTGGCGCACACAGCGTCAGCGCACCGCACATCAGGCAACGACTTTACTGGATGGCCGACTCCGACAGTGGACGATTCCAGCAACGTGACGAGGGAATCGGGAGCGTTTCAAAGTTTAGCAAGGTCAGCGCAATTAGCAGGATGGCCGACTCCGATGGCACAGGATCACAGCCGAGGATCAACACCACCCAGACCTCAGGACACAGGAGTTCCATTGAGCCAGATGGTGCAACTATCGGGCTGGCTAACTCCATCAGCAAACGAGGATGCAGCAGGGAATCATGGGACGAAGATGCAAGAGATGCTGGGATCACAGGTGAGGCTGATCGACCCAGCGGGATGGTCAACCCCATCGAGCAGGGACTACAAGGACAGCACAGACCCACAGAAATGGAATTGCACAGAGGAGAGAGATCGGAACGATCAACTGGGCCGACAGGTTTTTGGGATCAATACGCCATCATCCCATGCCGAGACGGAAAATCGAGGCGCATTGAATGCCAATCACGCCGGCTGGCTGATGGGATTCCCACTCTCGTGGACTCTGTGCGGGACGCTGGTGCAACTGAAGAGCAAATCGAAGCGGCAATCAACCCGTTCCCGCTCGTCAAAAAGCAGTTAGGTCGAACCATACTCCTCAAAGGCTACGGCAATGCAATTGTGCCGCAAGTCGCGGCAGAGTTCATCAAAGCATTCTTAGAATCATGAAACCACCAGCATTCCAGTTCTACCCAGATGACTTTATCGGCGGCACTTGTGATCTTTCAGCGAAGGAGGTTGGAGCATATATTCGCTTGATTTGCTATCAGTGGTCAAAGGGAAAAATTCCCAGTGACCGAAACAAATTGAATCGCATCGCCGGCACAAATGTAACGCTTGATGTGTTACAGAAGTTCCCTGACGGAATGAACAAAAGGCTTGAGAATGAACGAACTAAACAGGAAGAATACAAAATCGAGAAGGCAAAAGCTGGAAAAGCTGGAGCAGAAAAACGATGGCACAACCATAGCACACCCATCGTTTTGCCATTAGCAGAAGGTATGGCAAACGATAGCTCTCCGTCTCCGTCTCCGTCTCCGTTACCAATTAAGAGTTCTTCGAACTCTAAGAAGAAGGTCAGGAATGAAATACCAGATGAGGAGTGGATGACTCAACTCAAAACCAATCCAGACTACACCGGAATCGACATCACAGCAGAATTTCAGAGAGCACACCAATGGTGCCAAAAGAATAGCCGGCAGAATACTCGACGCTTTTTCCAGAACTGGTTGTCAAAATGTGAACGACCGCTCAACATCAAACCCAAGTTCCAACCACCTTCATGTCTCTAAACCTTCCTCATTCCAACGAAGCTGAAAGTTCGCTCATCTCCTGCTTCCTCCAAGACCCTGTCGAACGCATTGGTGATGCTCGGAACACGCTGAATGTCTCTGCATTCCATTCAGACGTTCACAGGAAGGTTTTTACCGGACTTGTGGCACTGTATGATTCAGGATCCCCAATCGATGCGCCTCTGCTCACTCAGCACTTCCGCAACAAGGGAGAACTGGAGGCAGTCGGAGGTGCCGCCTACATCTCTGAGCTGTTCTGCTTTGTCCCACATTCCAGCAATTACCTGCAATACAAGCAAGTCGTCGAAGACAAATACCTCGCCAGACGAAACATCGAAGCGCACCAAGCAGCGTTGGATGCGTTTGCCGACGAAAGCATACCGATCGCGAATGCCATCGAAAAAGCACAAGCAGCGTTGGATGCGGTCGATAACGTAGTGGTTCGCAAACTGTCCCGAATCACGATCAAGGACGCGATCAGCCAGACGATGGATGAGATCGAGGAGCGAATGAAACGAGGTGGCGCAATACCAGGTTGGACTACTGGATTCCCAATGATCGACCAGAAATGCGGCGGATTGCAGAAAGGCAGGGTCAGTGTCTTCGCCGGCTTACCATCAGACGGGAAATCGGCAATCATGCAGAACTGCGCGAGAAATGCACTGGTCGCCGGTGCCAGAGTAGCCTGGTATTCGCTAGAGATGCCCACCAGCGAGCAGACGATGCGTCTCCTGTGTGAGGACAGCGGAGTCGATAACGGTGCGCTCTACAGCGGTTTAATGAGCCGAGGACAGCAGGACATGCTTTCACGATCAATCAGACAACTCTCAGCCATGGGCTGTGATCTGGTCAATACCGACACAGCAAGCGCATCCGATATCCTGTCAGACATCGAGCATGGTGGCTATGACATTGCGGTCGTCGATTATCTCCAACTCATGGAAGACGAAGGGCGAAAAGGTGCAACTCGTGAGGAGATTATCGCACGCATCTCACGCAGGATGAAGCAGGTCGCGAAACGCACCGGCACTCACATCCTCACCGCTTCCCAGCTTAACGATGCCGGCAAACTACGCGAATCACGGGCAATTGGTCAGGATGCTGACGGTGTGTTCATCATCAGCAAAGTCGAGAAACTAGATGGTGGCACTGACGATGCGCTCAGGCACTTGTGGTGCGATAAGAACCGAGGTGGGTCACGACACTGGCAGTTGCCTCTTGCGTTCTCTGGCGCGACATTTACCTTCAAAGAGATTCAGGAATAACACAACATGAGAACGATTAACCCATACTTCACAGCAATCCGACAAGCCGATAAAATCATTGGCGATAATCTCAGATCCAAGGTGCTCAGAAAAAAGCACAACAAAAAAGCAGTCGATTATCTCAATGCCGTCCACTGCTACAAACTCGTCGCAAACCAGCAAGATCTCAATGAAGAGAAAACGATGACCGGTCGCGAAGCGTTTGAAACCAACAAAGCATTCTCTGAAATCTTCCGCGATGAAATCGGCAAAGAAATCGATGCCGGCGTTCCGTTCGGCAAGACGAAATCGACACTCAAGCGGTGGGTGCTCGCCAAACCTGAGGTTGAAATGTAACGCTTCGACAGTTACTATTTGAATTATGCCAGCACTGAAAAACATAAAACATGAGATGTTTGCCCAGAATTACTGCATTTGCGGTAATGCGTCCGAAGCATGGAGACAGGCTACTGGGAAGACAAAGGATGCAAATGTGCATGCTGATGAATACATGGCAGTTCATGGCATGAAGGAACGCATCAATGAGATTAAGCAAATATCTGCACAAAAGAGCGAGCGTAAAAAGGAAGAACTCGTGAAATTTATTTGGGATGTTGTCGATGGACACATTAAGGCTGATCCTCAACAACTGCGTGCGGCTGAACTGCTCGGTCGCATGCATGGGTGGAATGAGCCTGACAAGTCCGATGTCACCGGTGAAGTGAAGATCACGATCACAAAGCAATAACAGAGTGGCACGCACCATCGAAATCAACCTTCCTCACCGGTTCAAACCCAGGCCGTATCAATTGCCGTTATGGCGTGAGATGGACGAGAAGAATCGCGTGATGATGGTGCTCCACCGGCGAGCAGGAAAGGACAAACTGTGCTTTAATAAATTGATCTGCAAAGCGGCTGAGAAGAGCGCGAACTACGCATACTACTTCCCGACCGCTGCGCTGGGCAAAAAGGCGTTGTGGCTCAATGTCGACGTCACAAATGGCATGCGCGTGATCGATCACATCCCGAAAGAACTGCTCGCTAAACCACCGAACCAGACTGACATGCGGATCGAACTGATCAATGGTTCGACAATCCAAATTCTCGGCACTGACAATCTCGACGTGGTGGGCGGTAACTACTACGGCGTTGTGTTCTCGGAGTATCAAAACCAGAACCCGCTCGCATGGGACTACACTCGACCAATTCTAGCTGAGAACGGTGGCTTTGCCTGGTTCAACGGCACACCGAGGGGCGAGAATCATTTCTACGACATGCTCAAGTGTAACAAGGCAAATCCGGCATGGTCGACACAGGTGATGACCGTCGAGGATACCGGCGCGATCTCGCTGGAACAGATCGACGAGGAGCGCAAATCAGGCATGAGCGAGGCACTCATCAGACAGGAATTCTACTGCGATTTCAGTGTTTCCAACGAGAACGCGATCTATGGGCGCGAGATGAGCAAGGCATTGGCAGAAGACCGCATTGGCGAATTCCCTGTCGATGGAAGGTCACCGGTGCATACGTTCTGGGATCTCGGTGGGCCGCGCAACACGGTGGTGTGGTATGGTCAACGATTGTCATTTGGCCGGTGGCGTTGGATCGATTGCGACATCGGCCTTGATCTGACAATCGTTGAGCGATTCGCTCACATGAGTGCCAAAGGCTACAACTATGGCCGGCACTACCTACCTCACGATGCAAGGCAAACGCAGCGCAATGGGTTCACGTTTGAGTCTGATGCTGCTGCTGCTGGGTTCCGGTCGATGGTCGTTGTGCCGGTGATCCCCGATTATTGGCAGGGTATTGGCTACGTCCGCGAACTGATGCCCAGCTTTGAGTGGCGACTGCCTGCCTGTGAGACTGGGGTCAAAGGGATCAAGGCATACGAGATGGCATCAGATACATCGTCAGGCATCGTCCGTAATGTGCCGCTGCATACTTGGGCTTCACACGTTGCTGATGGCATCAGGACAATGGCTGAAGCTGACAAGATGGGGCTGATTCACGCCGGCCCAGGACAGGCAACCTCAAACCGTAGACGCAGCGATGTGCAAGACACCAACTGACCCATCACCGGCGGATTACGCACGAAAGGTCGCCGCTGACCTTGGAATGTGCTTTGAGGAACTCGTTACTGATGCGTTACATTGCGGTTACATTTACAGCAACAGCGAGTCATTCATCATCGCCAATGATGTCTATCGTGAGTTCGGTGAGTCGCGGCAAGATCTGGCTTATTTCGTTGTGCTGGCAGTCGGGAATCTAGCTGAACTGGCTCGTCTTGACCCAAATCCGACCGGTCGAAAGTGGATTGGATACTGTCGAGAGAACGAAGGTCACGTCTACTGGCTGGACTATCAGCGGCTCAGAATTCGGCTGGGAATGTGAAATGCCTTGCGCTTTCTCACTTTTGAGATGATTATCAAAAATGAGAAACCACAAAGGAGGCATTCATGGGCGGCAAAGCTAAAGCACCACCGTCACCACCTGCTGCGGCGGCACCTGTTCGCGCTGATGCGGCTCAAGGTGAGCAGGCATTGATCGCTGCTGGTCGTCGCAAAGGTCTGGCATCTACCCGATCACCCAACGCTCTTGGTGCTCAGACTGCACTCGGATCCGCTGCTGGACTCGGCGCTGTCGCTCCTCCTGCGATGCAACCTAATCCGGTTATGCCGGTGGCGCCTGTGAAGACCATGAAGGCTAAATACTGACCACATGAGCGACTACATCGAGGGCAATGATCGCACTGCTAGGTGGCTCAAGCGTTACAACTCGCTGAGAGATGCTCGTGCTATTTGGGACACTTCCTGGCAGGAGATTGCGGAGCACATCTTTACTCGAAAGGCTGGCGTTACACAGAAAGACTACACGCCTGCGAATCAACGTGATGCTCGACTCTACGACATCACCGGCATGGATGCCATCGAGCGTGCAGTTGCCGGTTACATGTCATGGACGACCGACAAAACGCAGCCGTGGATGGAGTTCACGCCGATCCTCAAGTTCCGCGATAACGATGCCGTCAAGAACTGGCTGCGTGAGTGCTCGATGCTCGCGTCCGAATACATCGCAAACAGCAATTTTTACGCTGAGCGGCACGAGTCGCTCTTTGACCTTTGGGGCTTTGGAACATCCTGCTTGTTCTCGCAGGTCACGCCCGACAACCAGACTCGGTTTGAGAAGATCAAGATCGGCTCGTATGTCTTCGACACTGATCACAACGGCATGGCGAACTGCGTCATGCGTGAGTTCGATCTGACTGCTCGACAGGCTGAAGCTAAGTTCGGAAAAGATGAATTGCCACTAGCAGTCAGGGAGGCATGCGACAACAACTCCGACAAGAAGTTCACCTTCATTCATATCGTCGAACCTCGACCAGTCAGTGAGCGCGGGAATGATCTCGGAATGGCAGCAGGCATGAAGAAAGCGTTCGTCTCTGCTTATGTCGAAAAGGATAGTCAAAAAATCGTTCAGGAAGGTGGCTTTGACTCATTCCCGTTCCACGTTGGACGGTTCCTGAAGTGGGATGCTCTCGACGTTGGTGACGTTTGGGGATACGGCCCAGGATTCTCGATTCTGCCTGAGTCACGTCAGTTGAATTTCATGCAGAAGATGATGGATGTTTACGCTGAGAAGTCAGTGTTCCCGCCAATGATGGTGCCAGACACGTTTGAAGGCACGCTGAAGACATCCGCACGAGCCATGAACTACTATGGCGCAGGCTTGAATCCTGATTCCATCTATCCGCTGCCAGTCAGTGGCGACTGGTCGATGGCAATGGAGCGCGTCAAAATGCGCCAGGACATGATCCGCCGGCGATGCCATCTCGACATGTTCCAAATGTTTAGCATGAACGCTGCGAACAATCGTGAAATGACGGCATTTGAAGCAAACCAACTTGCCGGTGAGAAGCTGGATGCCATCAGCCCTGCGTTTGATCGCGACACGACCGATACGATCCAGCCAATGATGATTCGCTTATTTGAATCGTGGGCTGAGAATGGAATGCTTCCTCCTCCTCCTGCTGAAGCTGTGCAACAGATCGGGCCGAATCTTGTCCAGGTGCCGAATCCTGTGATCACGATGACAAATCGGCTGGCACTCGCTCTGCGTGGACTGTCGCTGCGTGCTGCTGACACGATGGTTCAGAAGATCGCATCACTTGCTCCAGTGTTTCCTGAGATCATCGATGAAATCAACCCGTCATGGTTCATTCGTGAAAGCTCAAGGCTTGCCGGCGTGGATCCTTCCTTCCTGCGTCCTCAAGAGGAGGTCGATGCAATTCGTCAAGGCCGCGCTCAGGCAATGCAGGCTCAGCAACAGATGGCAATGGCGCAACAGATGGCAGGTGCCGTAAAGGATATCGGAGGCGTGGATAAAGCCAAAGAGGTCGCCCAGGCAATGATGTGAACAACTGAATGGAAACACCAATAACACAACTGCTCTCACCTCTCACCGGTGACGAAAAAGCATCAATCGAAGGTGCTGTCATTCGCCTGTTCTCTAACGAGGACTTTCAACTCGTGTTCCGGTGGATGAATCAGACATGCGGCGGCGTGTTCTCGACCGTTTTCACGCAGTCCAACGGTGCTGATGCGATCAAAGCCGGCTTGTCAGATGGCAGCAAAGCGCACGTCAGGTGGCTACTCGACACATACCTTTCCCGTTACGACGATAAACCAGAGAAACCAACAGAACAGCTATAACAACATGATCACAATCACAGAAGACAACAAAGTGATGCGCGATGACGAGTTCATCGGTCGCATCGTCAATGACACAATCATCGCCGGTGAGAAGATCAGCGGTCGCATCTTGGGACAGATCCGAGACGTTGCGGCAAACCCGAATCTGAAGGTTTCTCTCATTGATCCCAAGCTCGACGAGCCTGCATCGGCCGAAGCTGAAGAACCGGTCAAGCTACCTCCTCCACCTTCGCGCTGGGACATCAGCGGATTCGGTAACTACTGGGAGAATCCACAGCAGTTCCAGCTTCGATTCGTCAACACTTACGGCCCTAGCGAGTTCAACTCGTGGAAAGAAATCAACGTCAAATAACATCATGGACACAACAACAACGACCACAGAAACGACTGCGCTCGAAACGCAGATCACACCAACGCCGGCGACTCCCGACATTGCGCCATCAACAGTCACTCGACCTGACTACATTCCAGCCAAGTTCTGGGATGAGGCCAAAGGTGAGCCAAAGGTTGATCAACTCGGCGCATCATATCAGTCGCTCGAAAAGGCATTCAGCGAGAAACGCGAGATCAAGATCCCAGGTGCCAACGCAACACCTGAACAGATCGCCGCTTATCGCGCTGAAGTCAGGAAAATCACCGGTGCGCCTGAGAAAGCTGAAGACTACGGTCTGAAGGCACCAGAGAACCTGCCTGAAGGCATTGAGTGGAATGCTGACACTGCCAACAAAGCCGCAGCAATTGCAGCAGAGTATGGCATTCCACCTGAAGCACTGCACAAACTCATTGACCTCAACAATGATAACTTGAGTGGCATCGTCACCAAGTCGGCTGAGTTGCAGGCACAACAGATTCAGAGCGTGATCGATGGGCTGAATACTGAATGGGGCGCAGATGCTCCAAATAACTGGCAGCGTGCAGCTCGTGGAGCACTGGCAGTCGGCATCGACATCAAGACCAGCAAACTGGCATCGGATCCTGAATTCATTCGCGCCTCACTGGCTGTGGATAAGTTCCTGCGCGAAGATTCCGGCCTGGTCAGCGGTGACAATGTCGCGGCTACCTACCAAGAGCAGGCTGATCGCATTCGCAAAAGTGACGATTACCAAGGAAAGAATGGCATCGAGAAGCAAACCGCTGCATTGTCTCAGCTTCAGCGTTTGCACGGTGCTGCGACCGCATAAGATTTGAGGTGCCGAGTTGTGTCGGCGTTTTTGCACTAGCTCTAGTGTCCTCAGAATGAGCAGGGGTCAGGTCTTAATCGGCCTGGCCCTTTTCGTTGCATACTCATTCAGAGGGTTTGATGGTTTCATCGGAGCATAGCAGTCCCATTGCTGGGAATCTGCTAGCGTGAGTTGCTCATTCGTCGGGAATTAGGAACACCATCGCACACTTAAATCTTCCCGCTCGGCTGTCTCAGTAAACACGGGTCAAACGATTCAAGCGGCAGCCTATCCTTTCGGATAAGACTTTTGCACGGCTGATCTGCTTTCTACCGTGCGCCGAATCTCCAACATTGGCCCACGTTGCCCACTCAGGGACGCTACCAACTATGTCAGGCAGGAGATGCCCAGAACGCAAAAGGCCGACTTCCTGAGAAAAAGTCGGCCTCGGCGGGTTTCCCCAATGGGTCGGATCACTCTTTCTCAGAGAGGGAAACCTATTTGAATTCGACCTGAAGGTGAAGCATTTGTCGCTTCTTGCAAGTTAAATCAGTGTTTCACTACAACTCCTGATTCTTATGTGCCGCTCATGTGCAATGATCCTTTTTCTCAAAAATGAGAAAAGTTCTTGCTTTGATTCTCATTTGTGAGAATATCCTGAATCAGCCCCAGCAATGGACAAGCTGAAAGCCGGTCTACGAGGTCTTCAACGAAGGCAACCGAGGAGCACTGGAAGCAACGACTTCCGACACTGTCCACAACGGACAGGTCATCTCACCTCATCACACCAAAATCATGGCTACCATTGATACATTCTACCCAACAGAGTTCGAACGCTCTTTCTCCCAGGCTCTCCAGCAGATGGATTCGCGCCTGCTCAATTCCGTTACTCGCGCCGATTTCACCGGCAAGAAGAAATGGTTCAACCTCATCAACGATTCCGAAGCTCAGGACGTTCTCACTCGCAAAGGTGACACGCCTGACGGTGAATTCGACGGATCCAAATACTGGCTCACCCAGCGTCCGAAGGAAAAAGTCACTGTCTTCGATGAGTTCGACAAGCACTTCCTCGGTTCCATCGTTCTCCCAACGAGCGACGAAGTCCAGTCTCACGCGATGGCATTCAACCGTGCAATCGATGACGTGATCATCAATGCCTTTGACGCTACCCGCTACATTGGCGAAGACGGCACGACCTCGGATGCTTTCAACTCCAGCTATTCCATCGCGTCCAGCTATGTTGAAACCGGATCCGCCGCGCAGAGCGGTCTGACCATTGGCAAACTTCGTCGAGCCAAATACCTGATGGATTTGGCTGAAGTGCCAAACTCTGACCGTATGCTCGTCTGTGGTGCTCAACAGGTGCAAGACCTTCTTCGCACTACGGAAGTCACCAGCGAAGACTTCAACAGCATCAAGGCACTTGTGAGTGGTCAGGTCGACACCTTCCTCGGTTTCAAGTTCCTGTCCTCGCAGCGTCTCATCAATGCCACCGTTTCCTCGGTTGCTGACATCCGCTCCGTGTTTGCCTTCCACAAGAGCGCAATCAAGTTCGCCATGTCCGACCGCAAGGTGCAGATGGACATTCTGCCTACCCGCCGGCATGCGCTTCAGATTCGCTCGACCATGATGCTTGGTGCCGTCCGCACTGAGAATGAGAAGGTTGTTCGTATCTATTGCGATGAGTCCCCGTAACATCTGAACTGATTGGGGCGGTGTAACAACCGCCCCTTTCTTAACAATTCACCAAATCGATAAAGTCCAACAACTCAATCAAATACCAATATGGCCGCACTCACCGATACCACACTCTTCACGAATCAAGCTACTGCTCTGCTCGATGGATCCGAACGTCCTAACCGGACTGGAACCACCGGTGGAACTCTCAAGTTCATCCGCGCCACCTACACCACCACTGGCAGCGAGACTGCGAACGATACCTTCAATTTGTGCTATCTCCCCAAAGGTGCATCTCTTGTTCGTGGCAGTTCGGCTGTATCCTCGATTGCTACTGGCACCGCGCTGACACTCGACATCGGAACTTCAACCAACGCTGACCTCTACGCTGACGGCATTGTGGTGACCAGTGGCGGAACGATCCGATTCGGATCCACCGTTGCAGGAACCGTTGGTGACCTTGCACCAACTGTCACCACCACCAATAGCCCAGTCATCGTGACCATTGCCTCTGCTAATACGGTCACACCCTCTGTTGTGCTCTACTTCGACGTTGCATACATCGACTGGAACTAATCCAAAACCGACCAAAGAGCGGAGCGGTGCTGTTGCACTTCTCCGCTTTTTGTGTATTATCCCACTACTATGGCAGCAACAGCAACCGAGATCGCGAATCTGGCAATTGCCCACCTGGGTGGACGAGCACTGATGGCACTAAAAACTGACAGCACACAGCAGGCTGTGAGCCTCCGTAAATGGTGGAATCCTGAAGAAACTGTGCCTGTCTACACCGCGCTCGATGAGACACTGCGAATGCATCCGTGGAACTTTGCAACGGCACGAAAGAGACAGACCGTTACCTATCACACTCTCACAGGCGCTGCCGTGACTAATGAAGGCGGGTTGATTAAGATCACTCATCCTGGGCATGGTTATGCCACAGGAGATCGTGTTTATGTGAAGGACGTGCAAGGCGTTACCGCTGCAAATGGTCAGTGGTATGTCACCGTCGATGGAAACCATTTCACTTTGGACGACTCGGTCTTTGCCGGAACTTACACAAATTCGACAGGCAGCGTCGTCGGCATTCCTCAGTTCGCCTATGACTTCCAGCACACTCCTCCAGCAGACTGCCTTCGACCGTTGTCGATCAATGCTGACGGTGGGCAGAATGAAGACGATGGATCCGACTTCCTGCTCGAAAAAGGCGTGATCCTCTGCGATGACGAGACGATCAACCTGAAATACATCCAGCGCATCACTGATATTACTGATTATCCAGCCGACTTCGTAACCGCATTCAGTTATTTGCTTGCCTCATACATCGCTTCAGACACCGCCGGCAGCAGTGGTCGAGCAACTGAGCTTCACCAGTTCTTTACGAAGGCAGCAGCACCACCTGTGAAGTCACGAGATGCCAACGAGGGAAAAGGCCGGCGCATCACTCCGTTTGATGACTCTCAGGTTGTCCTTTCTCGCGGAGGTTATTCACTATGAGTTCACAGATTCAAACGATCAAAGCGGTCTTCAACGGTGGCGAAATGTCACCGATCATGGATGGGAGGACAGATTCTGAGAAGTATGCAACCGGATGTCGCATGCTGGAAAACTTCATGGTGCGTTCCTACGGTGGAGCGTTCAAACGTCCAGGCACAAGGTTTGGAGTGACAGACAGCGGTATCTTGAGAGTCATCCCGTTTAGGCGCAGCACTGATGTGAACTTTGTGCTCGCCTTCAAGGTGAACTCAATTGTGGTGTACTCCTACACCGGCGGTGCATTCACCTCGGTGACCACCGTCACGACCGATTACACATCAACCGAGATCCCATTGCTGCACTACGTCCAGCTTAATGACGTGATGTTCTTCACCTGCTCGACCAAGCATCCAAAGCGTTTGACGAGGAACAGTGATGGAACGTGGACATTCGTCGATGTGCCATTTGATTTCGCGCCTGTGCTCGATGCGCCAAAGGATGCGACGACGATGCGTTTGTTGTATAACGCAGACGACTGGAACACGAGTTCAACCTACACCAAAGGGAACATCGTCACGCTGCCATTCACGCAGGCAATTACAGGTATCACAACATCTGGCACTCTTCACCGAGTTACTGCTAACGCGCATGGGCTGAGTAATGGAGACACTGTGACAATTTACGGAGTCGCTGTGACGAGTGCGCTTGGAACATGGGTCATCTCAGGGGTATTAACTAACAGTTTTGATCTTGTTGGTTCTGCCAGCACCTTAACTGGCACCTATGGTGCTGCAACAGGAGCATTCTACGTCACCACGAGTTCTGACTACATCCGCACTTTTGTCTATGAATCGGCAACGACATCAACCGCTGCCATATTCAAAACCGCTGATTGGACTGAAGCGACATACATGTCATCGTGGAATCTTGGGACAACTTATGCCTTTGGTGCAATCGCTGAATACAAAGCAAGTAATTATGTGTGCATCACAGCAGGTGCTGCAACCTTAGCGAATGCACCTGATGGCACTGCTCCAGCATGGGTTCGCGTAAACTACAAAAGCAGTGGTCTTCAGATTACTGATTACAGGCTGATTAGTAGTTCTAGTATAACATCAGGAAGCGATGAAATAGGCGCAAACTGGTTACTTTCACCAAGCTCAACAAAAAGAACTGCTTTTGAAATTATTGGCAATATCGCTTCAACTTACACAACAAGTTCATCTGTATTTATTCAGAATGAATTCATATTTCGGACAACTTGGCAATCTAGTCTTGCACCAACAACAACTCAGATTCGCATTGAAGAATCTCTTGATCAAGTCAACTATACTTCGCTGCGTGAGTGGACTATTAACCACGCCTATGAAGGGACAATATCCTATTCAGGCACTGCCCCAAACACTGGTGGTTGGTACAGAATGGTATCAATTCGTGCTGCTTCTGCAACTGGTTCACAGATGACTATTGAGCCTGTTAATGGTGCTCTAAAGATACCGTTTTTGATCAGTTCATACTCGACACCATATCAATTCATCGGAGTTCCAAAACTCGCAGTGAATTCATTGATTCCGAACGAAGTGCTTGGAAGCGATTTCGCCATCTGGCAGAAGGCGGCATTCTCTGCCTCTCGTGGGTATCCTCGCACGTTGGCATTCCACGATCAGCGGCTGTTCTTTGCATCGACGACAACTGAGCCAACACGCATTTGGGGGAGCCAGACTGATGACTTCTACACATTCCTGACCGGTGCTCTCGACACGAGCGCGATCGATATGACGCTTGCGGCTACTCAGGCAAATGAAATCCAGTGGTTGGCATCATTCAAGCGCACGATGGTCATCGGCACGAGCGGCGAGGAGTGGACGTTGGACACCGGCGACACCGATTCGGCCTTAACGCCGGCGAACATCAGACTTCGCAGGTGGAGTCGATACGGGTCGTCACACCATCAACCTGTCCTTTCAGGCGACTCCCTGCTGTGGTTGACACGAGACGACCGTTTGCGTGAGTTTGCCTACGTCTTTGAGAAGGATGGTTACTCTGCGCCAGACATGATGCTGCTCGCGGAACACATCCCAAGCAGATCAACAGTTGAATACATAACTTACTCGCAGTCACCTGACCCGATTGTCTGGCTCGTGCATTCTGACGGTTCATGGAGCGGATTCACCTACGATCGCGAGAACTCGGTCACAGCCTGGCATTCGCACCGGACATTTACCGGAGATAAGATTCTGTCCCTTTGCACGCTCTACTCATCCTCGACCGCAGCAGATTCGCTCATCTTCCTGACAAACCGCAAAAGCGGAACCATCAATCTTGAGTCCATTGATGGTTCCATCATGATAGCTGCAGTTACGTCATCAGATGTGAACTATCAATCAGCATCAGACACGCAACATTCAACAGGCAAAGCAGGATTCTTTTGCGATTGCTACAGCATACTGACTTCGACAGGGACAACCACATCGGTGTTCACTGTGTCAGGCAATGCCAATCTAACGAGCCGATCACTCATTCTCGGCACATCGTCAGTGACTACTACCGGAGCACCAATCGAAGCTACCGCCGGCGCAAGTACAGTGACGTTTGCTCTGTCTTCTGTGGCAGCACCAATGAATGTCGGTCTTCCTTATGTTGCATACATCATTCCGAACAGAGTCGAGATCCAGCTTCGTGACGGCACCGCTCAGATGAGGAGATGGAGAGTGGCTCGTGCAGCATTCCGACTGTTTCGCTCATTCTACGGTCAGGTCTGGAATAGATTGTCAGGTGCAGACTACACCTACAGCACTCGCATCAATATCGACAACATCGATGCGTTCCCAGTATCACCATCACTCACTGCGACCACCACTGGTTATGTCACCGGTCAGACATTGCCTGACGCTGTGAACCACGACTGGGGAAACTGCTTGGATATCGTGATCGCATCGAAGCATCCTCTGCCATTTAATCTCACCGGCATGATACTGGATGTCGAGATCGACGGCACATCGGGGGCTGGAAGATAATATGAACATCAGAGCATACACATCAGATGACTTTGATTTGGTCGCCTCCTGGGCAAAAGCGCGGGATATAGCCTTCCATCCTGCGTTCCTTAGCAAAAATGGATTCATTGTCACAGATGATGCCGGTGAACCATGTGCCGTTTCGTGGGTTTACCTCGTGTTCGACGTTCCAATTGCAATGGTGGATAATTTCATCACCAGGCCAAACACGAGCATGAAGACATCGAGATCGGCATGGCGCATCATGTGGTCGACCATCAGATCATTTTTGGAGAATCTCGTGAATTGCGAAGGACAACCAATGCAGTATCAATTTGTCAGAACCCATTGCAAAACACCGCTCGCTCGCTTTGCCAAGAGCGATGGATGGCATGTAGCAACAACCACCAGCAACCAGATCACCTATGAGATCACACCAAGATTGCCTTGATTTCTTCCCATTACACTGCGCCAATTTCGGATGGTTAAATGTTCCGCCCTGCAATGAGCCTACAACGATTGCGCTCATCGGGTTAGGGGTATCAGCGGCGACTGGCGCAGCGGGCGCATATATTTCGTATGATGCATCCAAAACTGCTGCAAAGCAGGCTGAACTGAATGCCGAAGCGCAGAACAAAGCCATCGGTCAGGAGCAAATCCGACAAGCTCAACAGAATGAAGAGAACCAACGTCGAGCAGTAACCGAGCAGGCAAGGTTTAGAGCGCAGCAGACAGCAGCAATGGCTGCAAGTGGAGCAACTATCGGAACAGGCACAAGCCTAGCGTTAGAAGCAGACACATGGGCAAAGCAACAGACTGAATTGAGCGACCAGCAGCACATGGCTGATCTGTCTCAGCGTCAACTGTCCTATGAGGGGCAGTCGCTCTTAGCAATGGGACAACAGCAATCCTCAGCAATCAAAGCTCAAGGCACCGCAAAATTGATTTCTGACATCGGAAACATCGCCGGCCAGGCTTATCAAGGATACAGCACTCGACCACAGAAAACCGGAGGATCGACAGTCCCTTCAGGATATACTCCAAAACCCGTATCAGCCAGACCATCTGGATTATAATTTATGGCACGCATACCAATCTTACAAAGTCCAACGCCACAGGCTACTGGCAACGCAACGATTCAAACGCCGAATCTTCCAGCGGCAACAAATGCTGCCATTGGTGAAGGGTTGATGAATCTTGGTCAGGCTGGAATGAAGATGATCGAGATGAAGAAGAAGGCGGATGATATCACTAATGTCACCGCTGCCACTCTGTCGATGGACAAGGCGCACAAGGACTTCATCACATATCAGCAGTCGCCTGAAGGCATGAATGATGATGCCAATTGGGGCAAGAAATGGGCTGAGATCTCAGCCAAGGTTGGTGATGATGTGAAGACAATGGCACTCACGCCAGAGGCTCGTCTTCATCTTGAAAGCAAGGTTTCCAACTGGAGCACAAATGGTTCGATTCGTGTCCAGGCTGATGTGTTTAAGCAGTCTGAAAACCGTGTGTTGTCTGCTATAGATTCAGCAAAATCAGCAAGACAATGGGATGCTGGACGCTCCGCCATAACTGCTGCCAAATCAATTCTTCCATCTTGGCAAATAGACCGACTTTCCAACGATATCAATGAATCAGAAAGAACACAAATCTTGAACGATTTCAGCAATACCGTTGGAGCGTTAAGAAAAGAAGGGACTGCTGATGCAGCCGATCAAATAAGTGTAATGGCGAATGAAATGTTTGCCAAAAATCATATCTCTGAAGAGAACTACAAACTAATCAATGATTCTGCTGATAAGCAGAAGCAATTGGCTATTGATTCTGATCATAGAAACGAAGATCCAATTGGCAATGCAAACAAGTTACAAGCTGACAAAAATTATCTTCCGTGGTTAAATTCTGATGATCGCGCCTCATTGATTATTCAATCTCAAAATACACTCAAAAGATATCAAAGCTCAGAAGCAGAAGCAGTTGTCAATCTTGCAATTGATGGGCAGGTAAAAACCTTTGAAGAGGCAAAACCTCTTTTCAAATGGAGCGATACTTCGCAGAAATTAGAGATTGAGAAGATGTTTAGAAACCCTGGCCCATCGAGTGAAGATCAGGCGTTAAAGCTCAATCAAGACACAATGGCATTGATTAAGAATTACGATTCTGAAAAAGATGTCGATAGTGCCACCAGAGCGCAGATCGCCAAATCAATTTCAAGCATGAGGAAATATCGACCAGATATGGCTGATGGTCTTAAATTTGAATTTGAAAAGAGAATCAAAGACGGCAAGCCCACTGGATTCTCTGAATTCTCATCTGAGACACACACCATATTCAATGAACTTTACCGCAGCGGACACTTCGGTGATCTTGGTGATGAGAAAGATGACAAGGACTCACCCAAAAGAGTGAAAGCCTTAATGGCTCAACAGACTCTTGAATCTCAAATTAAAGATGAATTCAATAAATTGCCAAAGGAACAGCAAAACTTTGAGTCATTGAAAAAGTTAATGAATTCATCATTCAAAAGCATTTTAAAACTGTCGGGTGCAGGATCAGTAAATCCACTTCTGCCAAGAGTAAATTGGGAGAATACTCAATCACGAGTTCAAAGCATTCTCAACGAGCAGAAAAAATAAAACAAACAGACTGAATCCAAATGATTGACGAAACTAAGGCAAAAGAATTCGCAGTAAGTATTGAAGATCCACAGGTTCCTGATGGTGAGAAATTCAAGATGGCAACTGCGCTTGATGAATACTTCAAGGCTGAAGATTTCAAGATTGATAAAAGCATCAAAACGGCATTCTCGACCCCGACAGTCGAAGGCGTGAAGATTGATGACAACATCATGGCCGGCTATGGAACTTCTCCTGAAGAGATCACAAGCGTCAAGCGTGGTGCCGCCAATACTGCCTGGCTTGCTCGTCGCGAGAAAAAGCCTGTCGATCATTTCAATCTGACATTGCCGGCATATCAAGACACATACGCCCAACAGTATTTCAAGTCACCGAAGAAGAGCGTCACCGATGATGAGTTCTACCAACTTGTCAGTGAAGATTACAAAGCCAGTGACAATGCTCACAATCTTGCATTCAATGCAGCGGCACGAGATCTCACAGCCGATAGCGCAATCAATGAATTCAATGTTGGATTGACCGGTTCACCGGTGGCAGGTCGCATCAAAGATTATCATCAATCGATTGGAGATCTGCACTTTGAATACACGCAAAAGCTTGCTCCATACCGCACCATTATTGATCAGGCGGCAAAGACCATTGAAGGTTACGACGCAAAGGCTGAAGGCGTTTCTGATACGTTTGCAAAGGTGGCAGAGAGTCTGTTGCCATTGCCACCAAAAGAGCGTCTGCTTGTGATCAATGCCATCGGTGAAGTCGGTGCTGCGACACCAAAAGAGAAGCAGTCATATCTCCAGAAACTGGCAACAGCAATGGATCGCGAGGCTGAAAAAGCAGTTAGCGGAACAGTTAACTTGGCGGAATCCATTTTCTATTCTGGTGCTGGCATTGAGATGTCTTCCATGAATGTGCCAGAGGTAGCAAAGGCGACTGCTCAATATGCAGGAAAGCGTCGAGAACTCCAAATCTTGGCAGGCCAGGTCAAAATGATGGCACACAATAAGATCAGCCCAATTGTTGGGAATAATTGGTGGGAAGAAACCGGCATCGGTGTTGCTCGTATGGCTCCGATTATGGCGGCGACGTTCATCAATAGTCCAGTGTCGATTGCTATCATGACCGGTCAGTTCAGGGATGAGGCAACTATTGAAGCGGTGAATGCCGGCGCATCGATTGAGAATGCTGAGATGGTTGCATTTGCATCTGCTCCAATTATGGCAGCGCAAGAGTTTCTTTCCAATGCGATCCCATTGGGAAAGATCAAAATTCCATTCATCGATAAATGGCTGAAGGCACCAACCAGCAGCATCAAGAATGCAGCGATTCGCATTGCTACCCGATCTGCAATTGGGACTGCTACAGAGATCTCAGAAGAGATCATGCAGACAGTAACGCCATTGGCATTTCAGGACGCTCTTTCTGAATGGCAAACATACTGGTCAATCGAAAGTGGCATTTCGAAATCTGACTGGGATGAGCGCATGCCCAAAAAAATAGACATTGCCAAACAAACATTTGGCCCTGCATTGATTGTCTCCTTCCTGATGGCAGGCAGACTGTCTATTGTTGATGTGAAGAATGCCCGCTCGTTTATGTCATCGCCTGACACGATGATCGCCAGCGGAATTGCTCCTGAATTAGCAAATCAAATCACGGTTCAAGGTTTGAGTGGGAACTACAACAATGTCGATGAGTTGTTCCGCAAAGGATTTGATAAAGGCAACAAAGCTACGCTAGAGCAGATCAAGGAAGCTGAAGCAAAGCTAAATGTTAAAGCATCTGCCACACTTGAGTTTTACAATAAACTCAGAAAAGATTACGGACTTGGAACTGTTGCAAATATTGGAGGTGGAAAGTATCAGTTCACAACTCCTATTCTGAAGGATGCAAAAGGTGAAATCATTGATCCAGGTATTAGCGCACAGTTCAATTCACTCAGTGAAGCGGATGAAGCTCAAAGACTTCATTTAAAGAATAGGCAAGCTAGTATAAGAAAAGCAGAACAGCAGTTCATTACATCAATGAATGCCAGCCTTGAAGAGAAGCAGGGACTTGACATTACCTTGATGGATTTTGATATGTTCACCAAGACTTTCAGTGAATTGTTCCCATCGACTGCGGCTCAAGTCGAGGAGCGCATCAAACTGACAGATCAAATTGATGGAGCAGTTGAAGATGTATCGCTTGAGAATGCAACCCTCGAGTCTGAAGCAAACGACAATAAGAACTACCGGATCCTCGGCACTAACTCAATAGAGCAACGCGAAGGAATCTCTGTTGGAGTCATCACGCTTTACAAAGGAGGCAGTCTTCTCGACCTCATCGAGGAAAGCGCAGAAGTCGGAGTGAAGCGTTTAATGAGTGATCCGACGAGCCGCACAAAACTGATTCTGCAAATCAGAGATGTCGAAGCGAAGATGAAAGAGAGGGCGATGCAGATGGGGCAGAGGCACATGCCTCTCATCGCTACCGGCGACGACAATCAGGTTTCCAATATGGAAATCATTGAAGCATTCTCGCACATTGCGAAGTCGTATTACGTGCAGACAGCCAAGGCCGTTGAGCGTCCGACCTTCACTTCGGACATGCCGCTCAATCTTTACCTTGGCAGTCTCCAGTCAAGCATTGCTGGCATGGAATTGAAGGATGCCATAGATCTCGTCGGTGAGAAGACGCTCAACATTCTCTATCGCGCTGCTCAATTGAAAGCGATCCACGATGCGAACGGACTCAACCAGGACTTCGTCGCTGCGCTTGAAAAGAGCGTTGGTCTGAATGTATCCAACCGCAACGCAGATGCCGTTGTTGACACTGCTGCTGGCATTGCTGCGGATGCCGGCGTGACGATGTCGATGGGACGTGTCTCGCCAGAGCAAGACGCTGAGTATCTCGCTGCTGCTAAGGCGGGCGACTTGGCGAAGGCCCAGCGCATGGTGGACGAGGCGGCTATTTTAGCGAAGCATGGCCCTCGCATTGGAAAGATTGTAAATGATTTTGCTGCGGTATTGCGTGAGGGGGATTCATTAACAACTGAGGGAGATCCTTATGGTTTTGAAATTGTAACGGACGAGGTGAAAAATGGGGAACTTTACATTTCATGGATTGAGAATAAAACAGCGCCAAAACGGACTGTTGCGGATGTTTTGATAGGAATCTCGGATTTGTTTGACCTCAGACTTACGCCGCTAGGAGGTAGTCAAGAAAGTTACTACGAGTCACTCGGCTTTGTTAAAAAAGGCAAAGACATGGTTCTGGCGAGAACTTCAAAATCCGCCGGCCCAATAACCTACGACGAGTCCGGCCAAGTCATCCCTCTCAGCCAACGGTTTAACCAAGCATCGCCAGACATCAATTTCAGCATGGGTAGCGCACAGCCTTTTGACGAAGGGCAGACTTCGTTCTCTCTTGGCACTTATACAAAAGAGGCAGCAAACGACCTTGCTGACAGGTTGGGCATCTCATCCACAATAGGTCGCGAATATCTAAACCGAGTAATCCTGCCAATCATGGCAGATCTTATGGCTGGCGGCACTGGAGTTGGTGTGCCATGGGAAGGTGGGCCGATTCATCCGCTTCTGCACTACGGTACTGACGTAGCATGGCGATCTGCGCGTGGTGCCATTGCCGGCATTCTTGGATACCTAGACAAGCGTGGTGGAGTGTGGAAAGACACTGATGGTCATGAGTGGGCATTGGTTGCTGTATTCGCGATGAGTCAAGATGCTCACCAGAGTAACAACAATATGTTCATGTCATTCATGCATGCGGTTGAGAACTCAAACCCAACAGACGCGCAGAAGCTTGCTCTTGCTAAAATGATGAGAGCAACAGGTCAGAATGCTCTCAATGAAGCTATTAAAAAATACAATGAAGAAACCTTGCCTAGTTGGGAAGAAAAGAAGGAAAAATCAAAAGCCAAGTATTTAGAAAAAGCAGAAGATCGCAGCGCACTTGAGGCAGTCAGAAAAGAAAAAGCAGATCAAGCTGGGAAAAAGTATAAACCACTCAGACCTCTTGATAAATACGAAGAACCAAAAAAGCCAGAAGAACCAACCGAGAATCGTCTGATGAATTTCCCAGAGCAATGGACTGCTCAGGAGATGGAAGACTATGTCAAGACGCTGATTTATCCAGAACGCGCAGACGTTATGAATCGGCTGAAGAAGCAAGATGGAGTTGCTCTTGGTTTGCCTGATGTTGAAACTGCGATCAGACAGGGTCGCGATGATTCATATGACATGATCACTGGAGGCAGTATGCTTAATGTGATCAAGGTTGATGTTACTCGGCTACGCACTGGCCTGCGTGACAACACGTTGAATGCATCAGACTTTGGAGTGCCTGAGCACTTATCATATGACACAGTTCTCCCAGGTGAAATCGTAACGCACCTGCGTCAACCAGTGCCAATGAATGTAGCTTTCCCTGATATGGTCAGGGAGATGAAGGAGGCTTCACCAAAAAGCAGTCCAACCTATCTCATGCAAGCAAAGCTTCCAGAGAGTGTGAAGTTGCAGAAATTGACTCCAAAAGTCTTCAATGCGATTAACGATGTGCAGAAACTTAGCATTCCTCGAAATCGTGCATTGATGATGATTTCTGCTTTAAATGATCAATGGGAAGTAGCTCAAAAGGCTAAGGCAAAAAACATTGCAGACTATATACGTGCAGTAAATAATTCTGTGGCGACATCCAATTTGGTGTCAATGACAGAGTCTGAAATTAATGCGGCGCTCAAAAGTAAAACTTTAAAAATTTACAGATTGCCCAAGTTTGCCATTTTCTTTGCGATCAAAAAGAACGCAGACGGAACAATGGAAATGTTCAACGCAATCTCAAACGAACTTGCATTGAAAGGCGCAATGAATGTGATGATGCATAAGGCATTATCAGAAGGCGCAAACATTACCAAAATAACCAACGTCATTACTGATAAAAAGCCTTCTGGAGTTCTTGCTTCCCTGTTTGCTAATCACGGTTGGAAAATTGAATCTGAGTCAGAAATTTCTTCTGCGGCTAACGAGAACCAAGAGGCGGATTGGACTTCAATGGGTTGGGATAAAGCTAGACATCCAAAGCCAACGGAGTTAGTAATGAAGTATGAAGGACTCAACACAAATCAAATTTCCGCCTCTCCCGAAAGACTTGAAGGAGAGGATGCGGGAAGCATGGCCAGAGGAGAGATTAGCAATGCTAGGGCAAAATCAGGAAAACCTGCTGGCGGCAATGCTCAATACGAGTCAGGCGGAACTGACGGTGCCGGTGCTTCAGGGAATGTTGGAGGATATCGAGGATCAATTCCCAGAGGCGGTGATTCCATTGTTGCCGAGCTTGCAGCCGCTAATGCAGCACGGTTAGCGGCTTTAGGTCTTACCGCCAAAGAGCGTGATGCGATACTTGCAAAAATTGAGGCTAACCGTCTACAGGAAGGCCAAACCTTCTCCATCTCACCTGTCTTAGAAGAAGAGCGCATCACGCCAGAAAACAAGGTCGCGCCATCCATCAATGGGAAACCTGCTGCTGACATCTTTGCCGAAGTCAAAAAGAACCACGGAGTAACTCGCTCAATCTATGAGGCAGGATACGTCCTGCCAGATGGGACGATGCTGGACTTTTCTGGCAAGTCACAGGTTGGAGACTACCAACGTGGCGAAGATGGCGTATTCCGAATCAAGGCAGGTGTTCGCGACTGGATGAAGGATCAGCGCGGCATGGATCATCGAGAAATTGAGTGGCAAGACATGCCTGATTACAAAGAGAATTGGGAGCGAATGGTTGGGTTTCTACGTCTCGGCGCAGTCAGGATCGACGCAAACAGCGGTATGATTTCCATGCACAGCCGCGCAAAGATTACCTCGGCCCAAGCATCTGTTTTAAAATCAATCGTGACATCTGCTGATGGTGCGTACGTTGACCTTGAAGATGATGCAAATAATCGCTCATCCATGCAGTTGAACGGAAGCAAGTGGGGCAAGGTGAATGGACTGCTGACACAGTGGGCAAATGGTGAGACTCCAGAGTTTGAAGGCACAACCTTCTCAATGGAGAAGGCTAATCGCAAGAACTCCCTGCGTGTCCTGCTCACTAAAAAAGCACTCACTGATGCTGCTCTTGCTCAAGCCTCGTGGAAGGACTGGTATTCTGAGCACAAAGAGACTCTTGATGAATTCTTTGGCGACTCGGCTGAGTTGTTCCAGAAGATCTTGTCGGTCACGTCTCAAGCCTCAAGTGTGAAGGCAAATGTCGGACTGGCATTGAAAGCATTCGGGCAACTGATGCGCGGCGAAGAATTTGACGGGAAGCTGCGAGGTGAAGAGAAGAGCGGTTATCTGCCAGCGGTGATTTCAAATCTCAATGCGGTCAAAAATAACCTTGTTGCCAATGGTCGCAAGATTGCAAACTACACTGCTGCCAATGAAGGTGATTTGTCGAGAGTGGTCGTTGACCGGCACATCGCAAGATTGCTTTTCGGTGTGGACACTCCAAGCAAGTCTCAATATGATAAGGCTGAGAAGATACTCACAAAGATAGCCAATGAAATCGGATGGAGTCCATCGCAGGTTCAAGCCGCGCTCTGGGCTTATTCGATTGTGAAGTCAGGTGAAACGCCCGAAAGCTACGGTGCCTATTTAAAGAAACTGGAATCAAAACCGCTAACAAGGAAAGAACTCAAAAATGGACTCACTGGAAACCAACTCACCAAACGAATTGGAAACATTACTCGCGGAGGTGATGGACTCGCTTCTGTTGGCACAGGACGGGGAAGATATTCTTCGACTAGCCCAACTTTCTCAATCTCCCGATCAGACTTCACCGGACGAATAGAACAGTCACTGCGTCCGCTATTTGAGGGATCACCTGATGCCAAGCTCAAGATTGGCATGATGGCGTTGAAGCGTGCTCAAGCGATCTCAGGTGAGGCACTCTACAATGTTGGTCGCCCAGGTGCTGCAAAGCGCAAACTCGCGGAGATGGAGGCAAGCCGAATTGCAAAGCTCGGCAAGGTCACCGACAAGACTCCTGACTGGGTCAAGAAGTCGCTCGAAAAAGAGACGACTCCAGAGCAGGCGAAGGCGGCGATGCTGAAGGATAAACTCAATGGGTGGATCCAGCTTCACGATGCAATTGTGTCATCGATGCCCACCGAGATTCGCGGCACTATTGGCAGCATATCAACATTGGTGAAACTGTCTTCCGACGAGGCACGTCTCAAGTTTATCGAGGAGCGCATTCCGAAAATGGAAAAAGCGGTCGAGCGATACCTGAAGAAGGAGTATGGCGAACGCATCGACAAGATGCTGGAATCTGCTGCTGTAAAAGGCAAGGCCGGCGAGATTCCGAAATCCAAGTTCATCGTCACCGTGCAGGACGAACTGAACACGATCATCGACATGGCAAGCCTTTCGGCTGATGACACGGTCAAAGAGGCGGCACGCTATGAGGCTGAGATCATATCGGCACAGACTGCTGAAGATGCCGCTGATTCGTTCGCCAAGAGTCAACTGCTGGAAGTATTCGGTGACCTCTACGGCAAGCAGACGACTGCTGAAGAGATGGACGTGGCACACGAGTATCTCAAAGATCTCATGACACAG